ATTTAACATTTTGCCTGTTTTATCTTTTTTCCAAATATATGAATAAAGTTCCTTTTTTAGATTATGGCTATTTGCCGTAACATTTATCTTATATCTTTTAAGAATGTCTATGCCTTGCTTAATGGAGTCTGGTCCTTTGATTGCTCCATGAATGTTAAAACCTTCAGCATAAATCTCTTGTATAGACTTTGGCTCTGCACTATCTGCTATTATTTCCTGCTCTGGGCTTACCTTAAAATCTCTTAGCTTTTGGCAAATATCCATGTTAGTTAGTCTGGTTTCATAGCACATCTCATTTACCCACAACTCGCCTTCAGACTTATAAACCTCTATTATGCCTGTCGGATCATTGGTAAATCCAAAGTCAATGCCGTAACTTATTAACTCAGCATCATCTGGTATTGCCTCACATATTGCCCAGTTACGAAATATAACTCCCTCAATCTTGCCTGTTAAACCTCTAGCATATACATTCCATAACTCCTGATCTAATTCCTTTATAGCCTCTATTCTTTGATGATCTTCTTCTGATAGGAATGGATTATGCCGATGGTCTGAGATGATTAATTTAGTATCTGGCTGACCGATTAGCTTAGTATGCGCCCAGAACTCGTTAGTAGGATTGTAATCTATATAAATTTTATTCTTTGTCCTGATTGCTAACTGCCAGTAAATTTGATAGCTTATACCATTAGCCTCATTCACAAAAAGGTAGTCACGCTTACCATTCTTTGCTGATTGCTCATTCTCGAATGAAACAAACTCAATAAGTGAGCCGTTCTTAAAATAAATTATCCGTTCTGTCTTATTCCAAAACTTTAGTTGAGATTGTAGGTATTTGTTATCTGCAAAGATATTTTCAGCATCTCTGTAAGCACCTTTACGCAAATTAGGTAAAGATTCTCCTGCAACAGTTATAACTGACCTAGCCTCATTAACTGCATTATAAAATAGCAGTTGCATAACAGAGTAAGTTTTAGATGATGCCGTGCCTCCCTGTAAAATACAAACCTTTTCTTTAGTGTTGTATGCTTCATAAAATACTGGACTGCAATCAAACATCTATCTCGTTCTCGCTATGTGACAATGGCGGAGCAGTATTGTAAACATTTGGAGCAGGTACTCTAAAATTAATATCTCCATCTAATGTCAGGCTTTGCGATGCTTTGCCATAGGCACGATCTAGTAATACCTCAGCTGCTCTAACATCGCCTTTTACTGCCTTTGCTCTGAGAGCCATTAAGATAGCTTTTGCTGCTTCTATTCCATCCTTTTCCTCACCTAATACATCAGCTAGTAAAACATCTAACTGTGGAATTTTTCTTATGCCTCCTTTAGGATTGCCAGATACTCCCTTTTTAAATTGAGTATTAGCACCTCTGCGCAATGCCTCTTCTGTACTATGTATCATAACTTTGAATTATGTATGTCTTGTAAATATTCTTTAAAGTCCTTTTTGTCTCCATATTTAACATGGCATTCTCTACAAAGTGCCATAATATTAGATATTACATCTGCTTTTTTACTACCTCCCATACCTCTGCAATCTATATGATGTATGTCTACTGCTTTATAATTACATACTTCGCATGGTATAAAATCTGATTCATCATACCCAAAATAAGTTAAATATAATTTAGTATGCTTTTTCACTTTACTTTCATTATGGCTGAATACTCATCGCAGATATTTTGCAACTTTTCATTCATTTCTATAAAAGCATCATTTGTTGCCTCTATTGATATTTTAATAAAATTATCATCAATAGATTCATTTTTACTACCAGAGTATTCTTTAATATCAACTCCCCAAATCATAGCCTCCTGATTTGACCAATCAGATTCAATAGCGGGAATATCCCATTCAATATTAGCCTTTGCAGATGCATTATCAGCCAATGCTAACTCTCTACCTATTTTAGAATCCAAATCAATATCCATTCTTTTTACTGCTACTATCTGATTCCCTGTAGTTTCTACTACTAAAACATCATCTAAACCAATAGTATAGGCATTTTCAATGGTTTTATTACCTGCAATTATTCGATTGTTTTTATCTAATAGTATTGACCTCCCTGCACCAAATTTTCGCAATGACTTTTCAATTAAGGAATTACCAAATTGAGTGCCTTTATTATAATTTTTATTGTCTGGAGTTAAATCCGATATTTTAAGTTTACTCATTTTTTATGCCTGCTATTCTAAAATCATTGCCTGCGACTTGCCTGCAATTATATTCAAAGGTATTAAATTTCCACTATATCAATATTATATATCGCTTTAAGCAGTTTCTTCTTTAATCTATAGACTGGTAATTTCTTAGTCATTTCCGATTTAACATCTATAACCTCTAAAACCTTGCCATGTTTATAGGTGACAAAATCAGCCTTATAAAATCCTATCTTAACTCCATTAACTACCAGATCATACTTGACTTGCATCTCAAAGCGTTCTATTAATCTTGCCTTTTCTTTAAGCCTGAGAATGCCATAATATCCTGCTTCCTTTTTAGAATCAAAGGTTATTCCGTTAATTACTGTTTTGATGTTGTTGTATTTTAATCCCATAGCTTATATAATGTCTCCTCTATTGCCAATTTTAAACTATCTAATTCTCCGGTATTCTTTTCTAATACTCTAAATGTATTTCTAGATGCACCTCTTAATTTTATTAGCTTATCATTAAACCTTCCATATTCAGGTTTACCCTTAACCTCTAAAATTACTATTTCTAAGTTTTCTATTAACAACTGGCTTAGTACGTAACTCATTGCCAGACTCTTTTCTTCTACTGTCATAAATATTTAAATATATGTGCAATTACATCTACTGTCCATCCATTGCCGAGCATCTTATATCTCTGTGAATCGCTTACATGGTTTGTGTAATTATCTTTTACTGTTTGTAGGCGTTCACATTCTAAAGGAGTTAGGCGGCGAATGTTTGATTTAATCTCTACTGCATTAGTATTACCAGTATCTAAGCAGTAAGTTTTACCATCTGCTCTGCTTAAATGTCCTGTGCCTCCTTTTTTAGGATCTCCACTTCTAGGCATCATGTTGTGTACTATTAAATCCATATCTGAATGATTACCATGTCCATGACCCCCAACGCTTAATGAAGATGCTTTGTCTTGATTGTTTTTAAGATTGCCTTGCCTATCTATTTTTACTAAATCATCAACTCCTTTACCACCAATTTTAAGACAATTTGATTTTTCATTTAAGTTTGGAATATTAGGAGTAAATTGATGATTTGTTTTTATCCTATCAAAAATAAATGATGTGTCTTTTAAAAAATACTTATTATCAACTTTAGACTCTAAAACATCCTTTAACAAAATACCTTTATCTTTTGGCTTATCTATAATTGAAACTAAATCGCCAAACAATCCGCCAGGTTCCATACCAATGTTAGTCCAGTAGATACGTTTCCTATTCTGGGCAGATACTAAAGCTGAGTTTATATGGATGCCATTTACTCCAATAGCTTTGCTTAATACCTTTTCCCATTTATCACCCATCTCTACATTTTCTAACAAAAAGTATTTAGGATTACATTCATTAAGCAACCTCATAAACTCCCAAAATAGATAAGATTGTCCTTCAAACTCATAGCCATCTGCTTTTAATTCCAAATAGTGGTTTAATGTCAAAATCTCTGTTTCGCATTTAGTTGCCATTCCTTTACGTTTACCTGCAAAGCTAAATGACTGACAAGGACTCCCACCTATCAATAAATCTATTTTAGGCAGATCATAACCATTTACATTTACAACGCTTCCTAATTGTTTAGTATTTGGATAATTAGCCATTGTAACCTGCATTGCATATTTATCAATCTCAGATGCAAAGTAATTATCTACTTCTATTCCTGCACGTTCTAATGCTTGTTGACCGCAACTCATGCCATCAAATAGGCTAAGTACATTTATTCCCATGATTTATAATTGGTTAATAACTTTGTTAATTTTTCATTCTCTGATTCCATCTCTAGCATTCTAGCGTTATTCTTTTTTACAATGTTTTTCATTTGCTCAATCTGCTCTGATAAAATAAAAAAATGGTCATAAATGTCCTTTAATTTTTCATTCCTATCTATAACATCCTGAATCTTTTCGTTTAAGCCGTTTTTAATGCGATATAAGAGTACATCTCCATCTAAGTGACAGATTATACCTGCGAAAGATAATAATGCCTCAGAACTCTTTATTTTGTCTTGGTAGTATAAAGCAAATGCTTCAATCTCTAACTCTAGTTGTAAATTACTTTTCATGTTCAAATGCGTAAAGTTTAGGAAATTCATAATATCTGTTTTTCTTCCAATCAAAGAATAGCTTAGTTTGACCTTTTTTAGCTACGCCTTTAGGTTTAGCCTTTTCAATGTGTACTAAGGTTATGTTATCCTCAAATGGCATTCCGTTCTCATCTAGCATACCAGTTGGCGGTCTCCACAAGTTTATCCATGTCATTGCTTTTCTGAATAAGGCTTGACCACCTGCTGCTTCTCTTGCCATAGGCATAGGATAATATCTTAAACCTGATCTGTCAAGTAATGCTTGTTGGTTGGCAGGATGCAAAGTTAAGAGCCAATGCTTTTTATTTTTCTTGCAATATCTACGAATATCTCCACATAAATCCTCTATGTATAAATCCTGCCTATTTCCATACTCGCTCATATCATGCTTTAACTCATTGTAAGGATCCGTCAGTATTATTTTCTCATCCTTTACTAATTTTATTAAATCATTAAAGCCATAGGCTCTCTCATCGCTATCTACAATAGAAAACATCTCATCTATGTAATTTACGGCATTATAAAACTGTTTATCCTCTACGGCTCCGGGAATAGATTTATAGAATGGTTTACCTGTGTACTTGTGAATAAACTCAGCATAGATGTCCTCTGTGCTTCCTGTCTCTGGTGAATAAATTAATGTTTTCTTTCCGTATTTCTCTGCCTGAGTAAATGCTAACTCAAAAGCAAACTCAGATTTCCCCTGATGTGGAGGAGCAAGAATAAACGTATAAGAACCTTCCTTTATGGAATAAAATTCATCTAAACAAGCAAAGCCTGTATTTTCGCCTCTAGGATTTCCTTTTTCACGCATCTCAATTAGAGAGTCCTGAATATCTTTGAATTTCCTGATCATCAGTTGCCCGGTCTAAAATCTATGTACTGCAAAGTAGCAGCTTTATTCTCATCCTTAAACCATACTCCTTGCATCTTCTGCTTCCAATTCTTAACCTGATTGTTACGGCTATCCTTCCAATTATTTTCTTCATAATAATGAAAAGCCTTTATAGCTGATTCTTTGGTATAGCCATTATCTTTAAAATACAACTCAACCTCAGAGAGAGATGGTGTGTATATTCTTTTCTTATCTACTCTTATCTTATCTGCATCGTTTTGCATAGCACTTGCAGAGTTTTGCAATGCACTTGCATCCATTTGCTCTGCATTTGCATAGACTTGCATAGCATTTGCATCGGTCTTTTTATCATAGAATTTATCCCATTTAGCTTTAGCAGCTATACTTCTGCCTTTACTAACTTCTAAAATATCAATCAGTTGGCTATCTAAAAACTTAATTTTTATATGATCACCATCTAATAAAATAATTCTCTTCTGCAATAAAATAGTTAAATGCTCTTTTTCAATCTCTAACTCAGCATCATCATAATTCATTACACATTCTTTATTCCAATACTGGCAGCATAACCAGATAAACCTTGCTTGAGTAACCTCTGGGCATCGCATGATTTTGCCCATAACCCAGTCACTAATCGTAAACTTAAACCATTGTAATTTATCCATTTGCTTAAAATAAAATACCCTTGCGGTTTCAAGGCTTCGACTCCTATCCACCACAAGGGTATAAATGTTTTCTAATAGCTTATTGTCGAAGTCAGCTACCATTCCAAAGATATAAAAATTAATTAATTAAATAATACTTTTTATACCTTGATCCTGTTTGATAATTAGTCTGCCATTCACCTTTGATGTTTAAGCCTCTAGTTTTCAAAACGCAAACTATCTTGCGCAATTCAAAAGTCTTAAATAGATTAAAACAATCTAATACTGTCAGCGGTTGCCCTGTTGTTAAAAACTCCTCAACCTGTTTAATTTTGATGTTCATACGTTTGATTTTAAAATTAATACTATTGGATTATTTGGCTTTTGATAAAACCAATACTTTGTCATCCATCCGCAAACAGATGGCATAGATAAATTAAGGTATTTACTTGCATCAGCAGGAGTTACACCTCTGCCAACAATCATTTCCAGAGTTAAAGCAATACGCTTCTTATCTGGAATCTTTAGGTACTTTTTAGGCTTATACATTAGAAAGTTATAACTATTGATGGTTTATTAAATTTCTTGCTAACCTTTGGCACTTCGCAACCCTCTGAGTCAAATATAATCTCATCTGATTTACTCGCAGTCTTTAATAATTCCTGCCTTTGCTTTAGCTTATTCTCTAGCAATACATAGATATCATCCTCATCATAATTAAGGCTCTCTGCTCCGTTCTTAGGAGTAAACAATACTCCATTATAACTATCAGGGGCGTTTAGTTTTAAACGGTCTCTAAATGCCCTATCAGCTGAATCAATTACTGCCTTTAACCTAGCTATGTTAGAATAGAACTGAGTAGGTGTTTGATTGCCATCATCAAAAAGTTTATTAATTAAATCAATCCCGGTCTGCTCGGCTTTTTTCTTTGTGAAATCAGGCGCATACATTACGCCTGATAACTCTACTAACTCATTAGACATTTGCAGCCTCCTTTTCTAATAACGCCTGATTTTCATTACTAATCTTGTATTTCTTCAATATCACATCCATTGTATATCCATCTTTTAAGGCTTGAACTACGGATGTCCATTTATCTGTTTTAGGATTAAGCCATGCTCTTGAATCCTCAGCTGCTTTGTTGCCGTCATCATCATCATCTATATTCAGACCTAATACTCCTGCTAAAGCATAACGCTTGGCATAGGTAATGGCAGAGCCTACGGCTTGAGGATCATTCTGCTTACTGACTGGCATAATAAATGAATCCATTAAATACTCTCCTGATTCGGCATGAATTAAAATAGTACATAATCCATTCACTCCGCTAGGCATCTGGGAGTAAGCTAGACCGGACTCGGCTAATGGTTTGCTAATTGCATCCTGAATGTTAGATAACGATGCGTAATTTGATTTAAAGAATGGATTTTTAGCATCCTTTGAAATCTTCTGGACTCTGCCCTGAAAGTCTATTAAGGCTTTAGCTAGGCTTGTAATTGTTTCTGATTTTTCCATAATGAAAAAAGCGTATGCCGTCAAGGTGTCCACTCCCATCAGGCTATACGCTATGTTTTTTTGGTTAATAAATGTGGACATTGTTTAAAGTTATAAAAATAATATCTTAAATCAAAATAAATGCAATAATTAATAAAACAGCTGACCATAACAACATTGTGAATATGACCAGATCATCCTTCTTCTTATCCATTTTCTATAATTGTTTCTAAAGCCAGTGAATAATCACCATCAAATAATATAGCAACTGTCTCTCTGCCATCTAGCACCTGAACATTATCCTTAGTGCCTTGAATAGTGCCATCAAAATAATCCTCAATCATCAACTCTCCTGAATGCTCAATATGAATGATGTTATCATCCTGATCATAGAATAGTAAATGGTTGTTTACATCTAGATCACAGTCATTTCCGAAATCTAGGAATAGTTGAAGTATTGCTTTCATTTCTTTTTATGAATAAAGTTAATCCATTTATTAAATTCTTTA